CGACTCATCATACGTTCTGCGAGCGAGGGTCTTTTCGAGAATTGAATATTCTGTTTTAGATACTTTACTTTTAATCGAACCGTCTTCCACACGAAGCAATTCCACGAAGCCAGCGTCAGCCACTGAATCAATAGCCAGTTTACCGAGTGTAAGTTCAATGTAATAACGGTGAGCACCAGGTGCGGCAAAGTTGTATGAAGTCTGAGCGTTATCCAACAATGTTTCATCATCATCTGGAGTAACGACTTTCTCAACAACATTAAGACCAACTCTGTAAGAAGGAGTCTTTGTGTACGCATCAAGAATCAAACTTTGTGGCTCAACTAATACGAAGTTACCATTGATGTAGTATACGCCTTGATTGATAACCACGGCAGAGCCAACGCCAGTAGAACCAGAGTCAATTGATTCTACCTGATTGAATGTGGGAGTCTGAATAACCTCACCATCAGCAAATACCTTAGTACCTGAGTCTGTTCCGGTGTTTGTATAACGAATATACAAGGTTGGATAGGCTAAAGAACCATCGTTAACAACTTTAAGGATTTGAGCCGTGACGCCGGAAGTTTGTCCGGTCACGGTAATACCCTCAACGAACCCCGAGGTATCGGTAGAGAATAAAGAATTTAATTTTACAAAAGCAAAATCCTGGTCATAAGAAATCTGACCAGGAACAACCATTGCGCCTTGCTTGAATATACTATCACCATGTCTGGAGATTTGATTCTGAAGGATAGTTTGAAGTTGAGTTAGCTCTCTGGCCTGAACCGCATATCCAGGGCGAAAGATGATTCTGTAGAATTTTTTAGCTTCTTCATAATCATCATTATACGGCTCGGTGTTCCAGTTTATCATTCTTTTAACTCTTTACAATAGTTGTTTTGATGGTTTATTTATTAAAACTTTATGACCGTTCTTAAAGAAATAGTCTCATCTTTGGCTGGCTGAAATGCTGCTCTATTATCTATGTATAACATGTCGCCAGAGTATTTATCAAACGTTGGGGGCGTTACTGCCGTGGCAGTAAAGAATTGTAGGTTATTGGTTGCTTTATAAAAGATAGTGTCTACCGCAGGAACAGCATTATCAAGCGATTGTAGTAGTGCGCTTGTTGATGTTGTGTTCACAACTCTGTAACGTTTACCGTTCGTGTCAACCAAATCTGTATCCTTCAAGAAGGTCAGCGTATTTATTACACCACCGATTACCCAGCAGGATGATCCAATGCTCTGGATATAATTATTTATGCTGCTGTATTGTTTAGGATTTTTGATAATACCAAGTTGACGATAGTCATTTGATACATCAAAGCCCTGATTCTTTTCTCCGGCGATAGTATTATAGAACACGAGGGTTCTTGCGAACAATTCATTGATCGCATTTTTACCATGACCGCCCACTGGAGAAATAATTGCTCTGGCTGTTGCTCCAGTACCGTTACCTACAATTGTTATATTAGCCCAACGATATCCAGAACCCGCAGTCGTCACTTTAATTTTAGTGATCTTATTGTTAACTATCGTTACATCCTCGGGCTTTACAGTTGCTCCAGTACCATCACCAGTAATTGTTACCGAGGTAACTCCTGTATAATTGAATCCACCGGATATAACTGGAATTGCTCGAATAGCACCGTCAATAGTTAACAACTCAACGTTTGATTGAAGTGTTTCTAGATTACCGTATGAGAAATCCGCTGTGAGTGTTGCTGCTTGACTTCCGTCACCATACATGGTAATCAGAGCGTTTGTATAACCGATACCAGGGTCAACAATTTGAACGTCAACAATTTGTCCATTACTCACAATAGGAATAATTGTGGCGTTTGATTTTACTGTTGCCGCCTGTACAGATGCATTACTTACTCCACCCGTAACAGTTATGGTTGGAGTCGAAGAATAACCGCGCCCGTATCTTAAAATAATTTCAGCATTGGCAGCAATTCCAGCGTACGCAAGAGTTGCTGTACCACTAACAGCTGAACCAGAAGTATGGGTTGGGGGAGATACTGGATTTAAAGTGCCGCCCGATGTAACTGTGTATAGATATTTACCGTAGAATATTTGATCAGTGGTTGATACAACAACTCCACCTTCTTGCCATGCGGTACCGATTTGAATTTCTGGGTCTGACGTGTAACCAACCCCTTCGTTTGAAATATCAATTGCGATAACTGCACCATTAAGAAGTCTTGCTGATCCGCGAGCATTCGCCCCACCACCAGCAGAAATAATAACATCGGGAGCCTTAGTGTAACCCGAACCACCAACTATAACTCTGGCTGCTCGCACCCGCCCGATCAAGTTGATAAACTTAATAACTCCACCAACCGTTGTGGCGGTTGCCGTTGGAGTTTCGCCAATAAATTCTAATGCTGCACTTCCGTTATTAGCGAAACCATCTACGTGAACCGGAGGGCTTGAACCAAATGTACCTGCAATGGCCACGCGATAGATGTTATTTCCGTAACTAACCTTCTGATTGATTATTCCACCAGCACCAGAAACCCATGCTGTTATGTCTACAAATGGTGGAGATACGGTAACAACCGGAGTCGTATATCCCGAACCACCATTCAGCACTGTAACATCTTTCATGATGTACACTGGATCTTTAGGTGCATATCCATCACCCTCAATCGTGGCTGAAGCGTAAGTATATCCAGCCCCTGAGTTAGTTACGTTGACCTGAAGCACTTCCCCATCAGAATAGAATGCTGACTTGAGCGAGTTGAGAACTGGCATCTGAGTTGTAGTCAGAAACTTATTCTTCAACGCTGGAGGAACCGCATACATAAATTTCCAAACGTATCCATCAGCTGTTCTAATAGCGTTGATTGGATCTGTTCCGTAAGGTTTAACTGTTGATGGAGTATTTGGATTGAGAGGAAGATCGGGGCGATGATTATTGTCAAGACATTTGTAAACGTAAGAATCATCAGTAAGAACGTAGTACAATGAATCTTCTAATTTTTGTGCACCAGAAGCAGCCTTACCTATGATTGAGGTTACTATTGGTGAGGTTCCGTTTGAACCGGAGAATCGAACCGTTGGCGCTGTGGTATAACCATAACCAAGATTATCCATAACGATTGAAGTGATTTGTTCTAAAACAACAATAGCATTAGCCGTTGCTACATTCGGTAATGTGCCAAGATATAATAGAGTTGCTGTACCGCTAACATCTGTTCCAGAAGTATGAATTGGAACCGTAACACCAAGAGTTCCGATTGATATGACTTTATAGTATCTATTTGAGATGAATACAATTTGATTGGCAATAACAGAAGCCGAAGCAGTCCATATTGTCACTGCCGTTAAATTGTTTACAGTTCCAGTGGTATGCGTTGGAGCAACAGAGCCTAAAGTTCCGGCAGATAACGCTGTGTATGTATAATATCTAGTACCAACGAATATAATATCGCCCATGTTAACTGAGGCTGAAGCAACCCATGCGGTTCCTCCGGTACAGTTACAATCTCCAAACGTGATAGTCGGAGGGGTTCCGGAAGAATGTCCTGAGCTAGATGATTGTAGATTTACACCAATTACACGATCTGAATATTTATCATCATACATGTCGTAAACGTTACCGGAAGTCCAGTCGATTCGGTTTACAACAAATGATACGTCAGATGGTACAATTTGTTTGGTTGTGATAATATCCCTGCGAGTATCCATTTCGTAGGCAATGTCGTCAGTGGCGAACGGAGGAGTTGCGTCATCCGTCCAACTGATTGTTTTACCTAGGAAATAGTAATATCTCGAAGTTCTATTTACAATCTCTTTATACAATCCTTCTGCTATAGAATTATGAAGGGTCGTTTTGATTAGTGCTGATTCCATTTATAATCCGTAGAAAGATTGTATTAAAGTTGTAAAATTAAGATACAGTGACGACCCAAGTGATTGCAATAGAGTCACCGGCATTTTTAGTAATGATACTATAGTTAGTACGACATAACATGTTTGAGTTTGTGGGACCAAATGTAACTGTGGAAAATAAACCAGCTTCAAACAAAGCAATTGGAAGTCCAGCGGTTAGTGAAGTTGTACCAGGACCAGT